GTCGGTCAAATCTCCGACATCTTTCACCGGAGCGCCGCCCTCGTCTGTCGCACCCTTGCCGCTGCCGGAGGACGCTGTTGGGGTCTGGGTTGAACTTTGCAACGGTCTGAACCGGCTAATCAACCCGAGCACATCGTTCTCCAGGAAATTCATGCAATCCATCTCACTCTGAGACAACCCTTGACTGGCCGCATACATAGAGACGAAAGGCAGACCATACTGACAGGCTTTCAGATATTGGTCTCCCAGCTCCTTGCGATTGTAAGGGCTGCAATCCAGAAATGTCACCTTGAAGTTCTTGCCATAGCTCTGTGCCTGAACATATCGGTTCACTGCGTCCTCAATGCTCTTCACGATTCCATATGTAATCGTCTGGTCGGCCTTGATAGAAAGAAGCAGCGCATTTGCGGATGCCTTATCGTTGTTAAACAGCAAGGAGGAAACACCAGCAGCGGTAAACAGATTTTGCTCCGCCTCAGAAATGGTATCTGTGTCGCCGGTATTCGACTTCTCAAAGCTGATTTTGTTGATAGGCATAGGAGAGAGGATAGAACCCACCTCCTCCGGTAGAACGGCGTCAAGGTTCCGCCAGAACTCTTTGGCCTTGTTATAGTCCAAAGTCCAGTTACCCTCATCATCCGTGCCGAGGGTCATGACCAGCATGGCATAGTTCTCCAGTGTGGTCTTCGTCAGCTTGAGCTGCTTGTAGTCCTCAAGGTCATATACCTCACGCAGAATCCCCGCAAACGGCGGGAGGGCGTAATCGAGAATGTCATTGTTGCACTTGATAGCGAATGAAGTCGGACAGTCCAGCTCCTGCCACCGCAGGTTCCTGCGGTCTTTCTGATACGCCGAATATTTTGTGTTAAACTCGGCGGGGTAAAACTCCAGCAAAGCCGAGCGGGCGTCAAAGTAGGAGAAGTCGAATGTGACGTTCGGGACATTCCCCTCAATCGTAGAAATGGTGCAATAATCAGACGGCAACTGCTGGATGGTGATGTTGTCGTTTGTTACCCACATTGTTCCGTAGAACACATCCTCGCGCAGGCATACCGTCAAAATCT